TGATGCAGCAGACTGAAGCGAATATAAAATATTTGCTGGCGTTAATCCGACAGCACAATATTTAAGATATAATTTCACTGGTGAAAAAGAAATTGGACGCCAGGAACTTGTAAACGCCTTAACACAGCTTCGCAATAATATAGAAAATTACAACCCGTATTTAATACAAGTTATTAGCGAAGGGAGTACTGGTAGGGGCCGTACTAAAAAAGAAAGTAGCCCAGTTCTTACCAGTATTTCTTTTCAGCTAAATAGGCCTCAATCTTATATGCCAATGCAACAAATGGCTGGCGTCGGTAGCCCTAGAACTGAGATGTTACTAGAAAAGCTAGTTGAACAAAACCAAATGTTACAGAGCAGAATAGCAGCCATTGAAGCCATGGACGAAATGGAAGAAGAAGAAGAAGCACCAAAAAGCCCTATTGATCAAATGTTGAGTAACCCACAATTACAAGAAACTTTAATTGCTGGCGTTATGGCAATAGTTAGCGGAATGATCACAAAAGGCGGAACGCCAACAGCAATAGCGGGAATAGGTGATGAAACAGAAGCAGTAGAAATTTTACAATCATTAATGAGCAAAGGCGTAACTATTGATCATTTAAGAAAATTAGATCAAATGGGAAGCGCAAAACTAAGCTCGTTATTATTTATGTTATAATGGCCAGGAGTAATTTTTTAAGAGATAATAGCAGCCTAATTATTGGCCTAGTAGTGGTTTACTTTGGTTATAACAAAGTTATTAAACCAATACTGGAAAGCGTAGGGCTGCAAAAAAGTAGTGAGGAATTAGAAATTGAGAAGCAGACAAGCAACCCAGGCAGCCCCTGGAACCCAAACTATTGGCGTAAAGGCGGCGCGCAAATTATCACAAATGCCAATGTCAATAGATATATTGAAACTATTTGGAATGCACCTGGATATATTAGCGACGATTTTGACGCTGTTTTAGGCGTTTTTAAGCAGTTAAAAACAAAAAGCCAGGTAAGTTACCTAGCGCACAAATTTAACGAAGCTAAAGGTAAGGATCTATTAAACTGGTTGCAAGGTGGCGGCGCATTAAGTTGGCCCGCGGATCGTTTTAGTGCAGACCAGGTAAACCAGTTAATTAAATACGTTAACGGTTTAAAAAACTATTAAAATGAAAGATAATGGAACTTTAATTATATTACTTATACTAGCTGGCGTAATTGTTATGGCGGCTACTAAAAAGAAAAAAAGACGCGGATCTATTGAAATAGGCCCACTGGATAAAGGCGAGTTTTTACCAGATCCAAAGGATATATTTGAAAACATACCAAAGTAAAAAATATGAGCAACAAAAATTTAATGTTATTAGTGGCGGCCGCGGCGGCTTATTATTTTTTCTTTATGAAAAAAAAGGCACCAATTTTAACTACTTCACCTGGTATGCCAGCTGAACCAGCGGAGCCAGCGCAACCAAGTTTATTATTGCAACCGCAAATACAAACTGAAAGCACTACAATAGTTGAACAGTTAAGAACTTTTAACGAAGGTTTAGCCCAGGAGCAAAATAGAGAAAATCAATACCAAAATTTTTACGTTAATCAAATTAACGGAGTAAAGCGTTTGGGCGTACCTTACACAATTTAATTTTCATTTCACCTTTAATAAAACAACAATGGCCGATTATAAAGTAACAGCGGAGTTAATAAAATACGACGTAAACTTCACAACGTACGATTTAAGCGGTTACGTTACAAGCGACTGTAATAGTATTTTATTTATTAATTATGGCACCAATGCCGTACAGATTGAAAACGTAACACTGCAACAAAATCAAAGTTTACAAATTGAAGGTAACGCGGGGGAATATACAACGCGCCGCTTTTTTGCAAACTTTATAAATTCAGGTGGTTTTAATAACCTAGTAACAGTTAAGAAAAATTATAACTCATAATGCCACAAATAGATTTATCCATATTAAACCAAAGACAAACGCCAGCGTTTTACGCCGACGTTTTAGCCAATAGGCCCGCAGCTGGTTTTATTGGGCGGATCTTTGTTTCTACAAATACTTTTGAATTTTATCGTGATAATGGTACTGGGTGGGATCTAATCGGCGGCCCAGGTGCGGGAACTATTACGGGATCTGGTGCAACGGGCCAGGTATCCTTTTGGAACGGTGCCAGCACAATTACTGGATCTAATGATTTATTTTGGGATAATGTAAATGGCCATTTTGGTATTGGTACTACTACACCAGGAACGGCGCTTGATGTTAAGCACGATCAAAATACAGTTGTACAATTAGAGCAAATAACTGCAACAAATGACATACGAATAGCTTTTATAAATAGCGGCGTAGGTTTATGGCGTTTAGGTGCTTTTTACAACGCTGGTGCAAATGATTTTGGTTTATTTGATATAGCAGCCGCGGCGCAGCCAGTAACAGTAAAAAGAACAACGGGCCAGGTATTAATTGGAACGTCAACTGTTGGATCTGGAAAATTAGTTGTGGCAAGTGCAACTGGCGACAATGGAGTGCAGATAGTAGGAGCAAGCGCACCTTCTTTGCGTATTGATAACGCCGAAACTGGCCCAACAAAGCGCGCTGGTTTAGGTATTTCAACGGCTGTAAACAATTTTATCCAAGGTAGTGTTGACGGTGATATTTGTTTTTTTAGTGGATCAACAACACCTAGCCCAATTTTATTTGGTATTTATGCAACTACCAACGTACAAGAAGCAGCTAGAATAAGTGCCGCACGAAGATTATTGATAAACACAACAACAGACGCGGGATATAGGCTAGATATTAATGGTACAACTAGATTTGGTGGTACAACTTTTTATAATGCAGGTGCTGGTTCTATTGCAGCTATTGTAGGTGGTACAAATATATTTAGTATATCAAGTAATGATACTTTAACTATTAATCCAACTCTTTTACTATTATCAAGTACTACATTAAATATAAATTCTTCCACTATAAGGGGAGCAGCAACAGTTGCTGGTAACAATTTTAATTTTGTACCGAATTTGCCAGCTGCTGCCCAGGGATTAGTTAAATTTTTTAATTTATCTGGTAATACACCCACACAAGCTGGTGGAAATATTAGGACAATAAATATTGAAACAACATTAGCAAATGATAATATATCACAAACTTTTATTGGTATTTATTATAATCCAACTGTTACTGGTTTATTAGCTAATACAAATCACAAAGCATTTGAAAATACAACGGGTAATGTATGTGTTGGTACAACTAGTGGAAATCTTTTGATTGGAACGGGAACAAGTGGAGCATCAAAACTTAGAATAGTTGGTTTACCAACAAGCGCAGCGGGTTTATCAAGTGGCGATATATATAGTAACTTAGGAGTTTTAACAATAGTACCTTAAATAAAATAATATGAAACAAATAGCACCAATTCAAATTTGGGTTAATGGATCTTTACAAACAGCAACCCTTTTTAGTTTAATTATCATTAATGACAATTTATCTAACAGCGCTATTTTTTATTACCAGTTATTAGACGCAGACGCAACTAAACTAGCAGACGGCAATTTAACAATGGGTGAGCCAACATACGATCAATGGGGTACTTCTAGCGACGTAAACCAGTGGGCTTATGAATGGGCTGCAACAGAGCTTAACATTACATTAGCTTAATTAATCTTTAAAATACAAAACCAATGGAAACAAAACAAGCACTTGCAATTTTAAAACAAATTTTAGACGCGGCTAGCAAAAGCGGTTTATTTGAAAACTTAACGGCAGCTATGACAGCGGCCGACGCTTACAATGCAATAGCGCGTAAAATATTAAAAGAGGAACAAGACAATGCAAACGGATCTGTTATTTAGTATTATAGTTTTTGTAGCCGCTGGCGGTGGCTTTTATTTCACTACTAAAAACCGTTTAGATAAGATTGAAACTGATTTATCTAAACACAACAATACTAATACTGAAATATTAGATCGTCTGGCGCGTATTGAAACAAAACTTGATTTTTTCACAACAAAGTAACAATATGTTTAAAAACTGGAAAACTAGCTTATTTGGCCTAGGGGCTGTAATTAGCGGAATAGCAACAGTATTAAAAGGTGATGTACCAACTGGTATAACAGCTATTTTAGGTGGCCTAGGCTTATTTGCAGCAAAGGACGCCGACATTAATTTAAATAACCGTCCGTAATGACTTCGCAAACTAAAAAAATATTAGTTGTTAGCGCGGTTGTATTAATCTTATTAAGTACGACAATGGCAGTAGGAGCAAAGGCCGAGGAACTAATTAAAAGGTTTGAAGCCGACGATATAAACAAATATTTAAACGCTTATATAGATCCAGTAGGTATACCAACTATTGGTTATGGATCTACTTATAATTACGACGCAAAGCGTAAAGTGAGGCTAGGTGATAGTATCACCCAGGAAAAGGCTATTGAGTGGTTAAGAAACGAAACAAAATCAATAGTGCCAAAAATTAAAGCACTGATTAAGGTACCTATTAATCGTAACCAGTTAGATAGTTTAACTAGCTTCGTTTATAACGTAGGTATCGGCGCGTTTAGATCTAGCACTTTATTACGTTTACTTAACAGCGGCGCGCCTAAAAGCGAAGTAGCGGCCCAATTTGACCGCTGGAATAAAGGCACTGTAAGAGGTCAAAAAGTTGTTTTACCTGGCCTAGTAA